TGTATATTACACTTGAAATGGCTGAAGAGAGAATTGCCGAAAGAATAGACTCTAATCTTTTGAATGTTGCTATGAGTGATCTACCTGAACTACCAAAAATGATGTATCAAGATAAGATCAAACATCTAGAAGAAAAGACTACTGGTAAATTAATCGTCAAAGAATTTCCTACTGCTTCTGCTCACGCTGGTCATATGAAGATACTACTCAACGAACTTGCTATGAAGAAAGATTTTAAACCAGATGTTATCTATATTGACTATTTAAACCTTGCTGTATCGTCACGGTTGAAGGCAGGATCGCAAGCAAACTCATACACCATAGTCAAGTCTATCGCTGAAGAACTTAGGGGTCTGGCAGTCGAATTTGACCTTCCTATCTTCTCGGCAACACAAACTACAAGAACAGGTTTTGGTTCTACTGATATTGGTCTTGAAGATACTTCCGAGAGTTTCGGTCTACCGGCAACAGCAGACTTTATGTTCGCTTTGATATCTACTGAAGAACTAGAAAAGAAAGGTCAGTTTCTTGTAAAACAATTAAAGAATAGATATAATGACCCAACAGTCAATCGTAAGTTTATGCTGGGTGTTGATCGTTCTAAGATGAGAATATATGATGTTGAACAGTCTGCTCAAGATGATATGGTAGACGCCAATCAACAAAACGAACCAGAGAAATCTGTATTTGATAATTCAGAAACTGCTGAAAGACTTAATAAGTTTTCAGACTTTAAAATATGATGACACTAGAACAATATTTAAAAAAGATTCCAGACTTCAAAGGTGCTAACTGGTTACTTAGAGTACCATTAGCCATTGTGTTTATTCTACAAGGGTTACAGAAACTACCAATTGATGTATCAGACGCAGAGGCATTTGGATTACCTATGTCAGTTTGGTTCTTTGTTGCTTGGGGAGAATTGTTTGCAGGTATAGGATTACTCGTAGGCGGATTAACTATCGCACTTAAAGACGGAGTGGGTGATATGCTCACTAGATTTTCAGGTATAGTTATATGTGGTATAATGACAGGAGTAATACTGATCGGAGAACCTGAAAGTATTGTATATGTAATTCTGTATGAGCACTTTCATTTACTACTTTATTGTGGTGGTTTATTTTTTGCATTGAGAGGAAATAGAGTAAAATGACAAAGAGAAAAAAGAAAAAAGTAGATAAAGATATCGAAGAGTGGAATAAGAAAGTTAGGGCGCTCGGTGAAAAGAATAGAAACAAATTAATGACTGCTGTAAAAAACAAATGATACATTTCTGTATGGTAAAATATGGTTGGGAAGTACAAGGCGAACCAGCAGATGAATATGTAAGAGACTTGGTAGAACCAGTTTATGAAAATTGTAAAGATATAAAATTTCATCTACTTACAGATAGAAGATCAGATGTTATACCTGAATATGTAAACTATATTAATTTAGATTTAGATGATATAAAAAAACATGAACATTGGGTTAAAACTTATTTCTTTGATCCTGATTTTATAGGTGCAAAAGAAGAAGATCAAACTATCGTTGTAGATATAGATATGGTTTGGAATCAAGACCCAAATCCTGTAATAGAATGGCCAGTAGAAAAGAATCAATTTGTTTCTATGAATAGATGGTGGCGTGATAATGATGTGCCTATTAGTGGTAACTTTTATAAATTTAATTCACATGATTTTAAAGAAGTAAAACAAAAATATTTAGATGACTGGCAAAGTCATAGAAAATATTATTACGAGAATGGGTATTGTACATTACCTAATATGGGGGAACAATACTTCATATATGATATGGTAAAAGATAGAGAAATAGTTTTACAACCACCTGAATACTGTATGAAGATACACGATCAAAAGATACCTATTTACAAAGAACGATTTGATAAGTTAACAGGCAAAGATTATTTTCATAGTTTTCATTACGAGGCAATATGGCATTACAAAGCAATAAAATAAAAAAGATACTTGCTATCACAGCACATCCAGACGACCTAGAATTGTCTTTCGGTGGTAGTGTACACAAATGGTTTAATCAAGGCTGTATAGTTGACAATTTAATTATGTGTCATCATCAACCACATAAACAATATCTGTCTAAGACAAGTTCAATATTAGGTTTCTCTTCATACTATTATCCTCTAGATGATGTTAATATGCGACCTGTATTAACAAATGACATGATACAAAGAATAGAGGGATTTCTAAATATTAATGATTATGATTTATTAATCACACACTGGAAAGAAGATTGGCACCAAGACCATAGAATGTGCTATGATATAGGCAATACATTAAGAAGAAAACAACCACTAGATGTGTGGTATTTTGATGCTTTTCCTTATAATCAAAAGTATAAATCTTTTGAGACAAATGTATATGTTGATATATCAAAGAGTATAGAATCTAAAGTTAAGGCGATTAAAGAATATAAAAATCTACCATCAGACTATTACTTGAGGGTTCAGGCATATAATGCCTATCGAGGAAGTTTTATTAACAAACAATATGCGGAGTGCTTTAAAGTGGATACAATCAATGCCTAGACAAAGAAAAGAAAGACGACCACCTAGAAAAAATGTCAAGTTATCTTACGAGACTATAATGGTCAAGAAAAATGGATCAATAGTATATCAATGTATTGAGAGACCCACTGGTTCTATCATAGTCGAAAACTTTTTTAAAGAAGATACAGACGCCATAACAAACCATCAAAACAAATATAAACAATGGGAACCTAACGGTGGCATTGTTGATTTTCTCACACTAGGCAAAATAAACGCTTGACAATTACGCTATAATGTTATATAAATAGCAGTATGGCAGCACTAAAATTAGCAGATGTTAGAGATAAAAAGAAGGCAAGTGGTGGTCCTTACAAGGGTCTAAACTATCAAGACATAGTACGCTCAAAGATAAAAGATAAAAAACCTTTTACTATCGGTGATAAAGATAATGCAAATAAAGTTTATGGTATGTCTTTTCAACAAAATAGTAATCAATTTATATTATCATATGCCGCTAGTAAAACTTCTAAAAAAATTTCAGGTTCAAAACCTATAACACAGTTTTTCAAAGATGAAGATTTTGGTGGGGGTAAAGGATCAGGAGGGGGATCGCAAGATACAACTTGGACTGAATCTTTACAATGTTATTATTTGTCTTTACTTTATAATACATCACTATCTAAATTAGATAATAAAAATACAAGTCTTGCAGACCTTACTAAACAAGACAAGTATTGTTTTACTTACGATAAGTCAAAAAAAATAAAAGCAAAAGATTGTTTTAATAATTGTCCTGAAGATTGGTTTGAGAAAGAAGTTTTTATAAAAACAGCAAATGCAATTTATTCATCAAAAGAAGGTGCAAAATTTAAAGGTAAGAGGGTCTACTTTCATAGAGGATCTCCTTTTATGAACGCTGTCTATAAGAATAAAAAGATGGCATTTGATTTTGATAAGAAAGTTGCAAGAGCAGATAATACATCAACTACAGCGCCTGGTACTTTTTCAGATGATAAATGGAATCCAGGTGATATATGGATGAGTACGCTTGATCCTACTACTAAAGATCCGTTCATTTCTAAGAAGGGAGTAGTTCCTGTTGAGTGGACAACTTTAAGAGAGGCAGTATATTCTCAAAGAACTACAACATTAGGTATCTCATTAAAGAAAGTAGAAGGTAGTACAGCGAAGATAACATCTTTTAATTTACCTACAAGAAAACATAATAAGAAAGTTAGATTTTTAGGTTATCAGTTTGGTCAAACAGGAGACTTTTTTAATTCAGCAGATATGTATTTACATTTTTCTGATGGTATTATGCAATTAAGAGCAACACAAACCACAAAGTCTTGGCAAGGAGAAATGAAAGGTGTCGCTGCTGCTATGGGTAAAATTGGTGGAGGAAATGTTAATTTCTATACTGAAGATATTTTTGGTCGATCAATAGGATATGGTGAGGTAAAAAGTAGTTGGAGTGAAATAAAATATAATGGTGGTTCTTTAAGTAAATTTTACGAGTTATACGATAGATTTTTAAATGGTCAATATAAAACAGATATACAAGAAGTAGTAAGTAAGAACGAATTTAAAAAGAAAGCAAGTAATTATGTTAATCCTAAAGGTAAGAAGTCTGGACCTGCATTTTATTTTGGTAAATTTATGTGTCTACTAATGTTAGAAACAATAAATGCAGATACTAAGTCTGCTAAATTAAATGAATTTGCTACAGCGGTAATCAGATATGCTATGTCCAATACAGATATCTCTACTTTTTATATTAAGGTAAGTTAACTTATAAATACTAGTATGTCAACAGAAAACAAATATTGTGAAGATTGTGGACACGATTGTCCTGATATGTGTCAGGACTCTGCTTGTGATTGTAAGTGTTGTAATTAACAATATAACCTATTGATTCCAAACGAAAGAAACTTTAAAAAGTGCTTGCAAAGGGGTCTAGAATATGATAGGATATAAGTAGATTAACACATTGACTATATTATATTAATGGAGAGAGCGAAGAAATGCAAGGGTTTATACATTACCTAGAAGAGGCAAAGAATACACACTTAGAACATTTAGAAGATGAAATTATTAACAATGGTAGCCGTGGAGCGTTAAACGCTATAAATTTTCTAAAGTCTATAAGACGAATGTTTCAAGGTGGTTCAGGAAGAACTAGTTTAACTGTTAAGTGGGATGGAGCACCGGCAATAGTCTGTGGTCGTAATCCTGATAATGGTCGCTTCTTTGTAGGCACAAAATCCGTATTCAACAAAACTCCTAAAATAAATTACACTGCTGCTGATATTAGAAAAAATCATTCTGGTGCAGTAGCGAATAAATTAGAAATCTGTCTAAGGGAGTTATCCAAGTTAGGTATAAAAGATATCTTACAAGGTGATTTACTATTCACTTCTGGAGAACTAAAGACAGCAAATATTGATGGTGAAAAGAATATTGTATTCACACCTAATACTATAACATATGCTGTACCTACAGGTACTCCCTTAGCAAGTCGTATTGCAAATGCCAATATGGGCATTATATTTCACACAACATACACAGGTAAATCTTTTAAGTCTTTAAGTGCTAGTTTTGGTGCTAGTGTATCAAGACTTAAAAAAAGTAGAAAAGTATTTTTTGATGACGCTAGTTATCGAGACGCTTCATCAGCAAAGTTTGATTCAAGTGAACTATCACAATTTGATAATGTGTTAAAAATGGCGATGGGTTCTACTGGTAAAGGTTCTATCTTTATGGATAGACTATCTACTGATAGTGGAATTTTATCAGTCGGTGTTCAGTTAAAGGCATATATCAATTCATATATTAGATCAGGCACAGGTTTAGGAACAGTTAAGAAACTTGCTGGTCAGTTTGCACCTTTTTACAGAGATAGATTACAACAAGAAATAGATGGAGTAAAGAGAGATGTTTCAAAAAGAAAATATAAAGATATTCAAACACAAGGTCTGAAATTTATTAAAAGTAATAGTGAAGGTTTATACTTTGCCTTAGCAACCTATCTATCACTACAAAAAGCAAAACTTATTCTTATGAGTAAACTTAGAAGTGTACAAAGTATAGGAACATTTTTAAGAACTGATAATGGATTTAAGGTTACAAGTCCTGAAGGTTATGTTGCGATTAAGAGTAGTGGTGCTGTTAAGTTAGTTGATCGTATGGAATTTAGTAGAGCAAACTTTAATGCCGCTAAAGACTGGGTGAAAGGGTGATACTGGTGCCAAAAACTTTAAAACAATTTTTAGAAGCGATGAATAAGGTTACTATTATAATGATAGGTGGCCCTGGGTCAGGTAAATCAACCTACTCTAAATTCATTTCTAAACATTTCGGTATACCTCATATCTATACAGGCGATATGATGAGAGAATTACAGAAAAAAGATCCTGAAGTCGCAAAGATTATGGACAGAGGTGATCTAGTACCTATTGGCAAAGTGATGAAGGCGTTAACTTCTAGACTTGCAAAAGACGATACCGAGAACGGATATATATTAGATGGATTTCCTAGAAATATAGAACAGTTAAATAAGATGAAAGAAGAAGAGATTGGTTATAATTATGTTGTATATTTAAATGTATCAGATGAAGAAGTGATTAGACGATTGACTGCTCGTGGTAGAAAAGATGACAAACCAGAGATCATAAAGAATAGATTAAAAGTTTATGAGAAAGAAACTGGTCCTGCATTAGACGAGTTTAGAAAAAGTAAAAGAAGATTTATAGAGATCAAGGCTGAAGGCAAAGAACCAGAAGAGATATCTAAAGACATTATAAAAGAGGTAGAGAAGCGTGGGTAAGTTATTTTCAGATTTCAGAATTAGTTTAACTGAAGATGTTAACTTCAGTATTAGAGACCTTGTTTATTTTAACCAGGATGCTTTAAAAGAATCTATGGATAAAGTAGAAAACTATCGTCAAAAACATTTTAAAGATGGTTGGCAAAATATACAGATAACTCCGCCGCCTGAAAATGATAGTGATAAAACAAAACAAGAACTGGTTGAAATTACAAAAATACAACAAGAGAGAACTAAAGAAGATGAAAACTCTATTGCTGTTTCTGATATGATGGATTCATTTCACTTTAGAGAATATCTAAACGAAAATAATTTAGAATATAAATCAAGTGAACTATCTGCAATCATAGAAGATGTTTGGAAGGTAACAAGAACATTTAAAAATAAATTCAATAGACCTAGACCATATCAAGTTGCGAAAGCATTGAATATGGATTTTGATACTATGTACGGTGAGAGTATGGCAACACCTTCTTATCCAAGTGGTCATAGTGTAGGTACAAGATTAACTGCTGAATATCTTTCACTAAAACACCCAGCACATAGAAAACAATTTATTGAGATTGCTGAAAAAGTAGGCATGGGTAGATTACAAGCAGGATTTCATTATCGTTCAGATCACGAAGCAGGTATAGAACTTGCATTAAAAGTTTTGCCGTTCTTAGAGATATCAAAAGAAAACTTAAATGAGTCTATTATAGATTTAGTTAGAAAAGATTATTCAAAAACTGTATTCGATAATTACAATACAGAAAAACCTGTACTGAAATCATTTGTTAAGAAAATGATTGAAGATCAGATAAGAGACTTCAATAGAATTGCACCTGTAATGAAGTACAGACTTATCGGTAGTATGCTTACAAAAAGATATAGAAAAGACGCTGACTTAGATATCAATGTTCTATTTGATGTGCCTGAAGATAAACAAGAAGAAGTTGCTGAAGTATTAAGAGCAAAAGTTAGAGAAGTAAACGGACAGAATGTTCCTGGTACAGTACACCCAATCAATTATTTTGTAATTGTTAACAAAGATGTTTATACAAAAGCAAACTTAATGGCAGATGATGTCTATGATATTGTACACGATAGATTTGAAAAAAGAACTCAATCTAAACCATTTGATATAGAAGATTATATGAAAGACTTTAGAGATAGAGTACAGAAAATAGATATTGTTAAAGGTGAATTTAAAAGAGATTTAATTGACTACAAAGAACTTGTAGAATTAGATGATGATGATATTGAAAACCTGAAAGATAAACTTGAGGGTAAAGTAAAAGAATTAGAAGATGATATTAACACACTAATAGATATGAAACAGGATGCACTAGACAAACGAAAGTCTGGCTTTGAAGGCGAAATGACACCAGAAAATATTAAGAAGTATGGTGTTAGAAATAGACTACCTAACAATGTAGTTTATAAAATGTTAGAAAAATATTATTACTTTGAGTTTATAAACAAACTTAAAGAAATAATAGGAGATGACAAAAAATTATCTGATAAAGAAGCAGATAGTTTAATGTCTGTTGAAGAAGCGGTAGATAGACTTAATACAATCGTTTTTGCCTTTGGTAGGTTCAACCCTCCTACCATAGGGCATGGGAAACTTATGAACACCGTGAAATCTAAGGCTAGATCACTTGGTGCAAAACACGAGGTGTTTGCTAGCGCTTCTTCAGATCCTAGAAAAAATCCACTAGATCAGATAACTAAAGTACGATATATGAAAAAAATGTTTAAAGGTTCAAACATTAAACCTGCTCAAGGTAATCAAAGAACATTTATGGAAATATTAAAAACATATGACAAGATGTATGGTAATGTTATTATGGTTGCAGGTAGTGATAGAATAAATGAGTTTCAAAAACTTGCAGACAAATATAATGGTAAAGATTATACTTTTAAATCACTTAAAGTTGTATCTGCTGGTGAAAGAGATCCTGACGCTGACGGCGCTACAGGTATGTCAGCAAGTAAGATGAGAGACGCCGCTAAGAATAATGATTTAAAATCATTCTCTAT